CCTGCTCCTATCTCCCCGACACGCGCCGAACCGGTCGGAGACAGTCCGTTCATAAACCGACCAGAACCGAGTTAGACTAGAAACATGGCAACTAAGAAACGAAAGAGATTGGGGCAGACGAAACCACGCCTGTCTAATGCGCCTATTAAAGGCAAATCCAGAGTGGATGAGGTTGCTAAGCTCGCAGAACAAATCGGCATGCCTTTATTGCCGTGGCAGCATCATGTGCTTGAAGATATGCTTAAAATTGACGCTAAAGGAAACTTTGTGCGCAAAAGTAATTTGGTTTTGGCTTCAAGACAGTGCGGTAAGACTCATCTTGCGCGTATGCGCGTTCTCGCAGGCTTATTCATATTCCGTGAGAAAAACATCCTTATGATGTCCTCAAATAGAGGAATGGCTCTGACCTCATTCCGAGAGATAGCATCGATGATCGAAAGCCATGACTTCTTGATGTGTCAGGTTAAGGCAATTCGTTATGCGAATGGCACGGAGTCCATCGAGCTGTTGCCGGAGTTCGGCGGATGCCGATTAGATGTTGTAGCTGCGACTAGAGATGGTGCTCGCGGTAGAACAGCGGACTTCCTCTGGATTGATGAGCTTCGTGAGATCGATGAACAGGCTTTTATCGCGGCAAGCCCAGTGACCAGAGCTCGCGCAAATTCCCAGTCACTATTTAGTAGCAATGCCGGAGACGCATTTTCAAAAGTACTGAACGATATGAGAAATAGGGCAATGGAGTATCCGCCTAAGCAATTAGGCTACTGGGAGTACTCAGCACCTCAATATATTAAGATCGATCCTAACTCCGAAGAGTTCTGGGATGCAGTCGCTATGGCTAATCCGTCACTTAACTACACAGTTACAGAAGATGCTATCCGAGAGACCTTAGCGATGAGCACAGTTGAGTCAATTCGCACAGAAACCCTTTGTAGCTGGATTGACGCTTTGAGCAGCCCGTGGCCGATGGGAATTCTTGAAGAGACTAGCGATAGCGATTTAGAAATGTCAGCTGGAGCATATACAGTATTTGGGTTTGACGTAAGTCCGTCAAAAAGAAATGCAAGTCTTTGCGCGGGTCAGATCCTTCCGGACGGACGCATTGGGATTGGAATCCTAGAAACCTACTACAGCGATACAGCAGTGGACGAGTTGAAGATTGCCGCTAGTATCAAAGCGTGGTGCGATATTTATCGTCCTAAAGCTGTATGCCATGACAAATATACCACGGCAACTATTGCAGAACGCTTAGCTAATGCCGGAGTCCAGATACAAGATGTCTCAGGACAAAAGTTCTATCAGGCATGTTCGGACTATCTTGACAGCTTGGTAAATCGCAGGGTCGTTCACTCAGGGCAGGACATATTTTTAGAACAGATGAACAATTGTGCAGCTAAAGAAAGCGATCACGGCTGGAGAATCATCCGCAGGAAATCCGCCGGCGATGTGTCCGCGCCGATTTCACTGGCAATGATCGTTTCTACTTTAATGAAGCCACAGTCAAAGCCCGAAATTATAGTAGGTTAGACACGCCGTAGCAGATTGTCTAATTACTTGACAAATGGTACAATTTCTGTCTATGGGTATCTTTTCGCGTAAGCCGCAAATCATTGAAGCGCAAAACGCGCCGCAGGTAATGTCTGACTCTTACCTGTCATTCGGTAGTTATTATCCAATCTTGGTGACTCGCACTCAAGCTCTCCAAGTACCAGCAATTAAAAGATGTAGAGATCTTATTTGCGGCACGATCGCATCAATCCCACTTGAGTATTACAAGAAGTCCACTGGAGAAATGATTTCTCCACCACGCTGGGTTGAGCAACCTTCTAAAGCACAGCCACGATTTGAAACAATGTATTTCACTTTAGATAGCCTTCTTATGTTTGGGGTCAGTTACTGGTTAATTACAGAGACCTACATCGAAGACGGAAGAATGGCAAATGCACAATGGGTTGCTAATAGTCGCGTAACATTTGTTACAGATTCAGACAACAATTATGTTACGCAATACTTTTTAGATGGTAAGCCATTGCCAATGTCAGGTCTTGGATCTTTAATTACTTTTCAAAAAGACGAAGGTATCTTAGCTGTTGGCGGCAAAACAATTAAAGCTGCACTTGATGCACAAAATGCAGCAAGCGTTGCTTTACAAACTCCATCTGCGACTGGCTTCCTAAAAAATACAGGTGCTGATCTTCCACCAAGTGAAGTCTCAGGTCTTTTAGCAGCTTGGAAGAAAGCGCGAAATAATAACGGAGTCGCATACTTAACTTCCACTATTGATTATCAAACAATTGGCTTTTCACCTAAGGACATGGGCTATAACGATGCGATCCAGAACCTCGCAACGGAATGCGCCAGATTATGTTCGGTAGATCCTTACTATGTAAGTGCTTCGATGAATACGACAATGACTTATGCCAACGTCCAAGATGAGCGCAAGCAAATGGTGGCTTTCACACTGCAACCTTATGTATCCGCCATCGAATCAAGACTTAGCATGGATGATGTATCCACAGCAGGACATTACGTAAAATTTAGTTTAGACGAAACATTTTTAAGAACAGAACCAATGCAGAGACTTCTTGTACTTGAGAAGATGCTTGCACTTGGTTTAATTACAACTGAACAGGCAATGGAAATGGAAGACCTTTCACCTAACGGAAACGGCAGCTAATGGAAACTTTATACATCGAAGCATCATCAATTGAATGCTCAGAAGAACGCCGCGAAATCTCAGGAAAGATTGTGCCTATGGGTACTGGAGAAATCGGTAGCACAAATCTAGGACAATACACATTTGCAGCTAACTCTATTGAGATTGCTGATCCGTCAAAGATTCGTTTATTGTCACAACATAATTTACAAAAGCCAATCGGCAAAATGATTTCAGCAGAACAAAAAGCAGATGGTATTTATGCTGTATTCCGTTTAAGCCGCAGCACAGCAGGATCAGATGCTTTAATTATGGCTCAAGAAGGGCTTGTTACAGGACTTAGCATTGGTGCTGAAATAATTGCATCACAGCCTTCTAAAGATGGCTACACAGTTGTATCACAAGCTAAGTTAAAAGAAGTTTCTTTAGTAACTGTTCCTGCATTTGCATCAGCAGAAATACTAGAGATCGCAGCAGAGGAAGTCATCCCTGTTGAAGAAACCAAACAAACAGAAAGCGAGACAGTCGTGGAAGACACTACAGTCGAAGCAGCACCAGTAGAAGCAGCGGCTGTAGAAGCTGCTCGCCCTACAGTTACAGCAAGTTACTACACAAATCCTCGTCTTAACCTAAACATCACAGCAGGTGAGTTTGCTAAGGCACAACTAAACGCATCACGCGGTGACGCAGATGCACGCGAATTAGTAGCAGCTCTTTCAGTTGCAACAGTTGCAGAAAACACAGGTATGGTTCCACCTACATACCTAAAGGATGTAATCGGTATTATCGATTCATCACGTCCGTTCATTGATTCGATCGAGCGCGCAGCACTTCCTGCATCTGGAATGAAAATTTTCACTCCTAAGCTAGGAACACAGGCATCTGTTGGACTAACAGCAGAAGGTGCAGAGTTTGCATCATCTGACACTACTGTCACCTTCCAAGAAGATGACGTAGTCAAGTTCGCCGGCGCAGGCGTGCTCGATCTAGAGCTCGTTGATCGCAGCGACCCATCTTTCCTTGATTTGTATTTGCGCGAGTTGGCTGCCAGCTATGCACAGAAGACAGATCAGTACGCAGCGAAGATCGCAGCAGACGGATCATCTGATTCATCATCATCAACAATTTACAAGGCAATCGCTAAGTCAATTGCAGATTCATACGGCGTAATGCGTCAGACACCTAACAACCTATTGGTTGCTACATCAGGTGGAAACGACAACGTAGATTTCGCTGGTCTTCTAGGTGAAGTCGATTCAACAGGACGTCCTCTATACGCAGCTGCAGCACCTATGAATGCTAATGGCTTGGTTACACAGGGATCGACTAACGGCACAATCGCTGGTCTTAACTTGGTAGTAGATCCAAACTACACAGGCGGCACATCTAACATCAAGGTTGGTCTTGTTTATCCAACTATGGCAATGCGATTCCATGAATCCGGCACGCTACAAATCCGCACGAATGTTGTCTCAAACGGACAACTTGAAATCGGTATCTACGGATACGTTGCAGTAGTTAATCGCTACCCAGCAGCATTCCGTGCAGTACAAGTTGCTTAATTAGCAACACTTTAAGTCGCTCTGGGGAGTAGTAGCCCTCTACTCCCCAGAGTCTTTAGAAAGGAAACGCGATGGCACTCGTCACAGTCAGTGAATTACGCAGCACTTTAGGCGTTGGCACACTGTATCCAGACGCGACCCTTCAAGAAGTATGCGATGCTACGGATGTAGTTCTTCTGCCTATGCTATGGCAAAACGAAGCCTATAATTCCCATCAAAGCCTTTCAGGAAATGTGGCAACTCTTTATTTTGATTCCAGCATTACAGATATGTTTTATGTTGGACAAAGCATAACGATTACAAAAAACGGAAGCCCGTATAACGGCACTAAGACAATCACTGTAATTAATAACAATACACTCTCTTATGCTGCTACCGGAGCAGATCAAAACATTCATGCAGTCCAACCTTTTGGAATTGTCGCAGCATCAGTAACAGATTATTCAACAGATACAGCAATTCAGCAAAGTGCATTGATGATCGCTGTTGAAATTTGGCAAGCTAGAACCTCAACACTGAATGGTTCTAACACTGTCGATTTCCAGCCCAGCCCTTACAGGATGTCCGCGCAACTCCTCGCTAAGGTGCGTGGTTTGACAGCTCACGCGTTGAGCCCTTCGAGTATGATCGGCTGATCATGGCATCGATAACTACACTCCGAACTACTTTAGCAAATGCGTTAGTAGATAATTCTCTTTATCAAACATTTGCCTTTCCACCATCAGTGGTGCTTGCAAATTCTGTAATTATTTCTCCGGATAATCCGTACATCACTCCCAGCAATAATGCACACATTACAGTCAGTCCTTTAGCGTCCTTCAAAATTATGGTGGTTGCACCATTATTCGATAATGAAGGAAATTTGAGTGGCATTGAAGATTTCGTAGTCAGAGTGTTTCAGAAACTTGCTGCATCAAATTTGAATTACAATATCGGCGCAGTCAGCGCACCTAGTGTTCTCAATGCTGCTTCGGGTGACCTTCTCAGCTGCGAGATTTCTCTATCAATCCTAACAAGTTGGAGCTAACATGTCAGAACTAACAACAGAGGATCTAGCCTTCTTGAAGAAGATTGGTCAGACTCCAGCAGTACCAGCAGCAAAACCAGTAACTACAAAGAAGGACGAGGAATAATCAATGGCAATTTTTCTAAACAATAAGGTCGGTTTTAAGATTGCTACAGTCAATCTTTCAGACCATGTAACTGCTTTCCAATTGAACCGCACTGTGGACGCCATCGAGGTTTCAGCAATGGGTGATACAGCTCACAAATTTGTGGCTGGATTGGCAGCAGACACAATTACTGTGACATTCTTGAACGACACAGCAGCAGGATCAGTCCTTGCTACTCTACAGTCAGCTTTCGGATCTACAGTTGCTTTCCAAGCAATTCAGGATTCATCAGCAGCAGTATCAGCCACGAACGTTTTGTACAGCGGTACGATTTTTGTAGATAACCTTACAGATATCAATGGTGCTGTCGCTGATCAAGCTATGATTGACATCACATTTACTTGCAACAGCAAGACTGCTTATGCAACTACAGGTACTTGGTCATAATCTAACTAACTAACAAAGGGGCAACTCATGGCAAAACTAAAGATCACTCGTACAGATGGAAGCATTATCGAAGGTGAAATCACACCTGCTGTGGAATACAGCTTCGAATTATATGCTAAAAAAGGGTTTCATCGTAGCTTTCGTGAGGAAGAAAAACAGACGGATGTCTATTGGTTAGCTTGGGAAGTTACACGCAGGTCAGGTGAAACTGTAAAGCCTTTTGGGATTGAGTTTATCGAAACACTTAAAAGTGTTGAGGTGCTTGACTCAGACCCTTTAGCTTAAAGCGCGATCTTCCGTTCACCTACCTAATTGCTAGGCTAAGCATTAGGTTAGGGATCGCGCCACAGCACTTATTGGAATTAGATAAGACCATGCTAGATGCTCTAGTACAAGGTCTAAAGGATGAAGCGAAGGAGATTAAAGATGCCCACAGAAGTAAAAGGCGTTATTGAACTCCGTAAAGCTCTTAACAAATTTGCTCCGGATCTTGCTAAAGAATTGACTAAAGAGATCACTACTTCTCTCAAAATAATTCAAAGATCCGCTAGAGGATTTGTACCAAGTCAAGCTCCAGCTGGTTTATTTAACTGGGATAAGGTTGCTGTAAATGAACCTAAAGCATTTAATACATCGGGCAGAGCACGTCCATTTCCACGTTATGACGCAGCGACTATTAAAAAAGGTATCGTCTATCGCACTGGTTATGGAAAGCCTAACTCTAAAGGATTTAGATCTTTATTCAGAGTTAAAAACAGTTCAGCAGTAGGCGCGATCTACGAAAAGGCTGGACGTTTAAATAACGATGGCGATCAAAAAACTAAAAGAACACCTACTGACAAGCGCGGCGCAGTATTCGTTCAGCAAGGTGCTCTTTATGGTTCAAGAAAAATGGGTCAAGATATGCGTGGTCGCGTTCTCTATCGTGCATGGGAACAAGATCAAGGTAAGCAATTAGTCGCAATCTTTAAGGCTATTGATACTGCTAGAGATAAATTAAATAAGCGTGCAACAGTAACTAGCATGAGGGAGTCAGCATGAGCAATGTAGTCATTGATATTGCCGCGCAATTTACTGGCAAGCCTGCTTTCAAGAAAGCCGATACTGCTGTTTCTCAGTTAAACAAAAACACTCAGAATCTAGGCAAAACTCTTACTCGTACATTCGGCACAGCGGCAGTCCTTGCTTTCGGTCGAGCTTCTGTTAAAGCGTTCGCAGAAGATGACAAGGCCGCAACCTCATTAGGTCAAACATTAAAGAATCTTAATCTGGCTTATGGAAGCAATATCGGCACAGTCAATGGCTTTATCTCTCGTTTAGAGCAACAAACAGGCGTGCTCGATGACGAGCTTCGTCCGGCTATGGATCGCCTATTGCGTGCCACTGGAGATGTTACTAAGTCTCAGGAATTGCTAGGACTTGCATTAGATATTGCAGCCGGCACAGGTAAGAGTGTGACTCAAGTCTCACAAAGTCTCCAGAAGGCATACTTAGGCCAGACTCAAGCACTTGGTCGTTTAGGTGTAGGACTTACACGGGCTGAACTTAGCTCGTCATCATTTGAAGAAATCCAGCAACGCCTAACCACTTTGTTCGCAGGACAAGCAACAGCGGCAGCAGAAACATTTGCTGGTCAATTAGACAAACTCACGATCGCAGCTAACAATGCTAAAGAAACTATTGGTAAGGGTTTGTTTGATGCTATTAGTGCTTTATCAGGGGGCGGCAGCACTGCTGGAATAGAAAACATTAATAAGTTAGCA